ATGAATAAACCAGAGAAAACGATCACTTCACGCTCTTCTGCCTCATCGGCCTTGTCCCGCTCGCCATGTGGCTTATTGGTCTTGTTACAATAACTAACGAGATCGCATACTGGCTCATCGACGACGTTCTCCCACGTTCTTTCTTCGACGGCCCGTTGAACAATGAATATCTGGTAAACCTTCTCGTTGAAATTGCTTGGTTTCTTCCTGTGCTGTGCCTCTTTGAAATTCTCAACGGCAAGCACTTCATCCGTCTCCCGGTCGCTCGCGTCTACCGTGTACTGTATTTCGCATACAGCATAGCCGGGGCCTCTCTGTTCGTTACCAAAGGCGATGTCACGCCTTTGCATTGGGTTCTCTTCGCTGTTCTCTGCACCGCTTCGCTCGCCTGGACAATTTGGCATTGGATAGAATCAGAGTCTTTCCCGGTCGAAAAGGACGATTGACCGGAACAGTGCTTCGTTCTTATGGTGCAATCATATGCTCTATCAGTGCATTTGTCAAGTCCCTTTTGCTCTATTGGAACATTTTTTCTTGACTTTCTGTTCTAAGGCTGTTAAAGTGTCCTCGAAAGGAGGTGCTGCCTATGTCCGTTGGCAGTCGTATCAAAGAGCTGCGCAATTCTCTTGACCTCACGCAGCAGAAATTCGCCGACCGTCTCGGCATCCAGCGCGGAATTATCGGAAAATATGAAGTCGATGTTTCCGCCCCGTCCGATGCGGTGATCTCGCTGATCTGCCGCGTATTCAATGTGCGGGAAGCCTGGCTCCGCGATGGCACCGGCGAGATGCTCGAGCAGCTCACCGAGGACGAGGATCGCGCCCGCTTCTTCGGCGGCCTGTCCAAAGAGAGCGCCTCGCCCGAGGTGCTCGCGTTCATCGACGCCCTGCGCAAGACTCCCGAACCCGCCATCCGCGCCGCGCTTGAGTTCGTCTGCAATGTCTACGAATCCTACAACGCCCTGCAAAAAGAAAAAGAGAACGGAGATTGACCTCCGTTCTCTTTTTTATGTTGACAACGTGTATATTATGTAATACAATGTATATACAAATATTGAAAGGAGCTGATAGTATGGCAACCACGGTCATGAATATCCGTATGGACAGCGAGCTCAAGAAGCAGTTCGAGGCGTTCTGTGCCGATATGGGGCTTTCCGTCACCGCCGCCGTCACCGTCTTTGCGAAAAAGGCCGTCCGCGAATACCGCATCCCCTTTGAGATCGGTGCGGAGATCCCGAACGCCGAAACGAGAAAGGCGATCGAGGACGCCAAGGCCGGCATCGGCTTGAGCGGCCCGTTCCATTCCGTCGTGGATCTGATGGAGGCGCTCAATGCTGACGATTAAGTTTCAGGCAGCCTTCCGCCGGGACTATAAGCGCATCGTCCGCCGCGGCTATGACGTGCGCCTGTTGGAAAACGTTGTGCAGCTTCTCGCCGATGAAAAGCCGCTCCCGGAAAAGAACCGCGACCACGCGCTCTCCGGCGACTATATCGGCTGCCGCGAGTGCCACATCACGCCGGACTGGCTGCTGATCTACGAGATATCTCATGGCGAGCTGACGCTCTGCCTCACCCGTACCGGCACACACAGCGATTTGTTTGACTGACAGAAGGAACCCGTCGGAATTTCCGACGGGTTCTCTCTTTACCTTTTTCGTTACCTCACGAAGATGGTCTTGTAGGGGAGGGGCTCTGCTCCTCCCGTCGCTACATCATCCCCAGCACGAAGAAGTACACTCTCCGCAGCTGCCCTATGTCCATCCTCCGCAGCATCCGCACGATCTCTCTGATCTTCGTCTCTTCCATTTCTTTCCCCCTTGTCATTTTGCTGCATTTCTGGTTATTCTCTTGTATATTCCGACAAACTTGTATATTTCCCTTGCAGTTCTGCCGCGGATAGTGTTATAGTGTTGGCGAACGCACGGGGTAGCCGTGCCACAGACCCGCCCCGGACTTTTGCCGCAGGGCTTCCCGCTCGCCCTGCTGTGACTGCATTGTAACAGACCGGCGCAAGATCCGAAACCGAACGCTTTGTGGGCGAGCCGGAGTTCAGCTTTTTCGACACGAATATATCCCGGATCACCCCGAAAATAACGAAAGGACGGAGAACATGAACGAAATGGACGTGCTGAAAAACCGCTGGCGGGAGGCCAAGGGCACACGCACCTTCCCGGACATTTAAGCCACATGGCGAGCGGGACAAGGCCGATGAGGCAGAAGAGCGTGAAGTGATCGTTTTCTCTGGTTTATTCATGATATCAAATCCTTGTGTTGGGAGGTGAGTGGGGTGAGAAAAGACAAGCTCAATCCGAAGGCAGCAAATCTGATAGCGGAAGCTCTGGATGCCGATGAGCGTACTGAACGCTTTCTTCGACAGATGATTCCGAGTATAGGTCTGCAAGAGAAAGTTGCGGATGAAGATTACGAAGCACCTCAAGAACCTTGAAGTTGACGAGAGCCTCGTCGGAAATGTCCCAGATGAGATGACAAAGCTCCTCGGCGAGGACGGTGTACAGAAAATCCGTACCGATAAGCGGAGCGAGGTTCGGGAGCGGGTAAATCGCCAGGCGAAAGCATATAGCGCGTTCCGGACTGTCAAGCGAAATTGTAAACGACTCTTCGCCGAGAAAAAAGCAATGAACCGGCAAACTTCCGATGATCCGGTTCTCTTTTTCCAACTGATCGGCAACGGCGCGGAAAACATCGTATAGAGCGCAGCTTATCACATCCGGGAGCGGAGCAGTTGTGCGAAGAATGATCTTGTCTGCAATGCGAGGATCTACGACGGGGCCAGAAGATGCGACAGAACCGATGAGCTGAGACATAAAACATACCTCCTTTTCTGAATATTTCACTATATCAGAAAAGGAGGGGAAAAGACAAGAGATAGGAGGCAATGCAAATGGGCGATGGAAATTCGGCGATGACGGTTTCACCGTGGCCGGTTCAGAACCCGGAGATAGAGAAGCTGAAGCGGCGCACGGACGAGCTGGAGAGACGCGCGGCGGCGCTGGAGAAGGAGATCGTCCTTCTCGTCTGGGCAATAGCGGCAGCGGCCGCGGCGGTGGCAGCGGTGCTGCTGGTGTGCATGTAAGGAGGTGAGGACATGAGCGAGGAAATCAAAGTGATGATCGAGGACGCCGTGCGGAAGCTGGAGACGCTGCCGCCGATGCAGCAGAGTCTGTGCGTCGGGTTCGTGCTCGGAGCGGGTGCGACCGAGAACACCAAGAAGGACGAGAAGGAGGCGGGGTAAATGGAACAGACGATGACGCTGGTCGAGCTGGCGGCGGAGTTTCGGGCGCATGGGATCTCAACGTCTCTGGTGACTCTGGGAGACGGGATCGAGCAGGGAGTTTATCCATTTGCGATTTGCATCAAAGGAAAACAGCGGACGTTCCAGATCTCGCGTTACCGTGCGGCGGAGTGGCTCCGCTGGTTTACAGGGGAGGGCGACAATCCCTCAGTCTCGCCTACGGCGAGCCAGCTCCCTTTGCACAAGGGAGCCTGAACCCCTCCGTCAGCTTCGCTGACACCTCCCCTGTCAGAGGAGGCAAGGGGGAGAAGCGGGGAGGAAAGAATTTTGAAAGGACTAAGAACGATGAAAGGCATTTGTTTTCTGTGCGGGAATTTTGAGCAGCTCGAGGAGCACCACATTTTCGGCGGGGCCCGGCGGCCTATCTCTACGAAGTACGGCCTGACTGTCCATCTCTGCCCGTGGTGCCACCGGATCGACGCGGACAGCGCGCACCGCTCCGGCAAGACCGCGGAGCTGCTGCACCAGTACGGACAGCACAAGGCGATGACCGAGCAGAACTGGAGCCGCGAGGAGTTCATCGCGCACTTCGGGAAGAACTATCTCGACGAGGCGCAGATCTGGGGGATCGAGCACCCGGACGACAGCTGGGACAATGAGAATGCCTTTCAGCTCGTGGAGGAAGGGGCGGTGCTGCCGTTTTGAAGGACGAATACATATGCTACCGCACGCAGTGCAGGTATCATTCCGGCAATGTGAGCGGGTCTGACGGGAGCTGCAACTACTTCTTTATCACCGGCGAGACCAAGACGAGCCTGGGCGAGGCGGACATCACGAGGAAATGCGGGCTTTATAAGCCGGGGACGGCGCTGCGGGTACGGGCGCAGCCGGTCGTGCTGCGCGGGAGCTCTCCGAGGAGGGAACCGAAGCAGCGAGCGGGGCGGCTTTACGACTGGGCGCAGTTCCGGGCACTCTGGGAAGAGGGAAAGAACGACCGGGAGATCGCGCGGACGATCGGATGCAACCCGGACACGGTGCAAAAGTGGCGGCACGGCGCGGGACTCCCGCCGAGATACCGGCAGGAGATCGACCGAGTGCGGCTGAAGGAGCTGTGGGAGGCCGGGATGGACGATCCGCACATCGCGAAGGAGCTCGGCGTTTCGACGATGTCCGCATGGCGGGCGCGAAACGGGATGGGACTCCCGACGCAGAAAGAGAGGGCGAAGGAATGAAAACGTGCAGGGGGTGTCCGCACATCGCGCTGGACCAGTGGCCGCAGGGGAAGCAGGCGGTGCGCTGCCTGTACACCGGGAACGGCGACAGGTTCGGACGGGTGCTGCACGTTGTGCGGGACGGGAATCCGCATCCGGACAGCGTGAGGACGCCGAAGTGGTGCAGGAAGGACGAGCGCTGCGGCGGGGACGACAATCCCTCAGTCGGCTGCGCCGACAGCTCCCTTTGCACAAGGGAGCCTTAGAAAGAAAGGAGAACATTGAATGATTCCGAAGGAGACGAAGTGCAAGTACTGCGGGCGGCCGGTTTTGTTCGTGCCGGGGCCGCGGGGGCTTTTGTGCGTGGAGGAGTCGCTGACGCCGTACCGCTTCCGCCGAGCGGCGGAGAGCAGCCACGACATGGTGACGCTCTACACCAACAGCGGCACGCCGCTGCCGGTGATCGAGTGCGAGGAGGACGAAATGTGCGGGGCGGCGCACAAGTTCCATTTCTGCCCGAACAAGAAGAGAGAGAGGAAAACGAAATGAGCAGGAGCAAGGCAATGTTTATCACGTCGATGGTGATGGCGCTTCTGGCGGCGGTGATCTACTTCGTGTGGCGCTACGGACGCGGGTTCGGGATCATCGAGGCGCTGTTCGCGCTCTACGGCTACGCCTCATTCGCCGCCGACATCTGCCGGTGGATGCGCCTGCCGGACGCGGCGATCCTCCAGAGAGGCGGGCGGCACGGATGAAGGCTTGCCCGTTCTGCGGCGCGGAGGCGCGGCGCTCCATAGCACCGGCGAAGGGGCATCCGATGGGGACATACATCGCCACGATCCGCTGTGGGAACCCGCACTGCGGCGCGGAGATGCACACGCTGTATCCGGCGCCGCCGTGGACGAAGGACCCCGTGCGGCAGGCAAGGCTTGAAATCGAGAGACGGTGGAACAGGAGGTGCGGGAATGGATGAATACATAAAGCGCGATACGGTGATTAACCATCTGGACGCTTGCATGGATACGATATGGAAGCCTGAAATTGTCGCATTGAAGTGCTTTGTTGAAGGGATTCCTGCCGCCGACGTTGCGCCTGTACAACAGGGGCAGCGGATTGCCGAAGGGGAAGAACAAAACGATAGAAGGAAATCAATGGGCCGACTGATTTCTGCTGACGCATTGATAAAGAACCATTTTTCGGACGAACACAACATTGCTTTGTCTTATGCCAACAAGATATGGATGCGGCAAATCATAAATGCTGAGCCGACCGTTGACGCCGTTCCGCGAGAACTTTTTGACAAGCTGCTGAAAGACATGTGCGAAATGTGCTTCATGTGGGGTGATGGGCTGTGTCCATTTTGCAAGTGGAAGGAGTACCGGACAGATGCAAATGAACCGGATGGAGCATGATCTGTGGGTGCGGGCGGTGAACGAGCTTTGCCGGGCGTGTCCGTTTACGGCCTGCCCCGGACAGACGAAGTGCGTGAGGCTTGCGGAGCGGATCGTGGAGATGAAGGAGGAGCTGAGATGAAAAAGAAAGCTATGCTGTCCCAGCCGATGGCTGGACGAACGGAACAGGAAATCATTGCAACGCGAAACCGTGCCATTGCCGAGCTGGAACGGCGCGGATATGAGGTCGTGAACACGCTGTTCACGGACGAGTGGTACAGCCCGGAGAAAATGACAGAGCGCGGCGTTGTGCAGATTCCGCTTTGTTTCCTTGCAAAGTCGCTGGAAAACATGAGTCTTTGCCATGCCGCCTACTTCTGCCACGGCTGGCAGAACGCACGGGGCTGCCGCATTGAGCATGACGTGGCGGTAGCCTACGGCCTTGAGGTGATCGAGGAATGAAGGAGCGGGTTTTGTGGGCTTGCGGGGCGTGCGCCGCTGCGGCGGCGCTGCTCGCGGTGCTGGGGTATATCTTTTAGCCGAAACGGGCGGAAGGCCCGTCGTATGGGGATGGCCGCCCATGCCTGAAGATGGCAGGCCGAAGAAAGGACGGATGTGTATGTCGGCTGTGGAAAAGATCGAGCGGCAGCAGGCGAAGGAAAAGGGGCGAACCGCCGCGTGGATGGTGGGAGAGCAGCTTAAGGACATGGCCCGGCGGGAGCCGGAGAGCGCGGAGCTGCTCGACAAGGATCTCGATATCCCGGAGATGAGCATCCAGCAGGCCGAGAAGAAGATCAAGGCCTACGCGGACGCGCACAAGACCGGGAGCTTTGCCTGCGTGACGCCGGCGGAGGCGGAGAGAATTTTGCGGGAGTTTTACGGATTGACGGCTGGCGAGAACCCCTCCGACCGCTTCGCGGCCACCTCCCCTGTCAGGGGAGGCAAGGGGGATTTTGAGGGCGATAATGGGGGCGACGCCGAGATCATCGATCTGGGGGCGTTTTTATGACGCTCTCGGAAACGCCGCCGGAGGGGCTGCTGGACTGGATCAAGGCGCAGAAGCTCGACTGGCGGGACTATTTCATCTATCGCGCCGGATGGCAGACGGAGCCGCTGACGGGCCTGCGGCACAAGTTCGTGGATGCCGTGTGCTCGGCGTGCGGGGAGACGGTGAAGCTCTCGTATGTGCCGGGCGGCGGCTGCGGCCGCGCGGGATACAGCACGCCGTTCGGGTTTCTCCACCCAGTGAGCGGGGACGCGCTCGCAAGCGGCGACAAGCTCGCCTGCCCGATGTGCGGCGAGGAGGTGGAGGCAAAGCATGTGTCCTCGGCGCAGCAGCTTGCGCGGTACGTCTGGCCGATGACGGCGGAGGCACAGGGCGGGAAGCTGCTGCTCTATCTCTGGCGGGTGTGCCGGGACGTGGAGAAGAGCGGGCGCGTCACATGGCGCGTTGACCCGTGGGAGGTGTACGCCTTCGGCGGGATGAGCGCCGCGCGCTGGCGGCACTGGCAGAAATACATGTACTCGACCTACATTCTCCCCGGCTGGGAGGAGCGAAAGCGGTTTGCCGACACGATGTTCGACGTTGATCTCGTGTACTGCCCGGAGGGGCTGGCGAACATATACGCGCAGACGGAGTGCGCCAACTGCAAGCTGGAAACCTACATGGGCGAGGAGACGGAATACCGATTTCCGGTCGCATGGATGAAGATATGGCAGCGGCACAGGAACGCCGAGGCGCTGACGGCGCCGAATGCAAGGAAGCTCGCGGCGGCTCTCATCGCCGAGGGGAAGCGCTCTCCGGTGTATAACAAAAACTGGTCGGAGAAGACCGACGTGCTGCACGGCGTGGACTGGAAAAGGAAAAAGCCGCACGAGCTGCTGCGGATGACGAAGGAAGAGCTCAACTACTTCAACGGCGCGGAGGACGCGCCGAAGCGCTTGAAGGCGCTGCTGCTCGCTCGGAAATACGGTGTGGCCTGCCGTCTCGGCGAGGAGGTCACAAAGGTGGCGGAGTGGCAGCAGGAGGACTTTCTGAAGCGCGGGGTGCTGCCGGGCAAGGCCGAGAGGTATCTTGACAGGCAGGCGGCGCGGTATAAAAGCCGGCTGTGGCCGGAGTATCTGCTGGACTACTGGACGATGGCCGAAAGGCTCGGCGAGGATCTCACCGAGCGGGACGTGATGTGGCCGCAGAATCTCAAGCGGGCGCACGATCAGATGCAGGAGCGGCAGAAGGCAGAGGCCGCCGAGAAACGGCGGGAGGCTTTTCAACAGCGCTATGAGCGCATGAAAAAGTACGCCTTTGAGGACGGGGACATTCTCATTCGACCGTGCGGAACGGAGGAGGAACTCATCGCCGAGGGCAAGGCGCTGCACCACTGCGTCGCCTCCTACGCCGAGCGGCACGCGCGGGGAGAGCTCACGATCTTCTTTATCCGGCGGAAGGACAAGCCGGATGAGCCGTGGTATACGCTCAACTTCAACGAGAAGCAGCTCTCGGTGACGGAGAACCGGGGCAAGTGCAACTGTGCGCGCACCGACGAGGTACGAAACTTTGAAAATACATGGCTGGAGTGGGTGCGCTCCGGCCGGAAACGGAGGACAAGCGCAGCGTGAATGATTTGATTAAAACGGAGGATATGACGCCGGAGCAGCTGGGCGGCGAGATCCGGCTGCTGACGCGGCAGGCGCGGCAGATGGTGCTGGAATACGGAATCCAAATCGGGTACCGGCTACAGCTTGCGAAGGACAAGGTAGGCGAGGACTTCGCCGGATGGGTAGAGCGCGAGACGGAGATCAGCAAGTCGAGCGCGTACCGCTTTCTCAAGCTCTACAACGAGTACGGATCCGCGCAAGGGTCGCTTCTGGGCGTGGAGAACATTTTCCCAACGTTGGGAAAAATCAGTGTTTCCAATGCTTTGCGGCTTCTTGCCGTGCCGGAGGAGGAGCGGGAGGACTTCGCCCGCGAGGTGGACGCCGAGCACATTTCGGCCCGCGATCTGGAGGAGGCGATCCGCGAGCGGGACGAGGCGCGAAAGCATCTCGAGACGGCGGACAGGGAGCTCGGAGAGACACAGAAGGCGCTCCGGGACACCGAGGCCGAGCTTGCCGAGACGAAGGACGCGCTGGAGGACCAGCGCGTGAAGCGCGAGGACGCCGAGGACGCGGCGCAGAAGATGGAGGCGATGCTGCGCGAGGCGGAGAGCCGCCCGGTGGAGGTTGCCATTGACGAGACGGCAGTGCAGAGGGCCGTGGAGGAGGCGAAGGCCGCCGCCGCGGAGGAAAAGAAAAAGGCCGTGGCGGAGCTCGAAAAGAAGCTGAAGGACGCGGAGAGCGCCGCGAGGGACGCCGGAAAAAGCGCAGGCGAGGCGGCGGAAAAGGCCAGGGCCGAGGCCGAGGAGCTGCGCAAGCGGCTTGCGGCCGCGCAGAGCGGGGCAAACGAGGTGATTTTGCTTGTGAAGCTCGCGCAGGAGAACTTCAATCTGGCTGTGGAAAAGCTGCATGTTATGAAGAGCATGGACGGCGAGACGGCGGACAAGCTGCTCGCGGGGACGAAGAAGATCTTGGAAACGCTGATCGGGAGGTGCGGATAATGGCGTTTGACGATGCGGCGCTGGAGCGGGCGCTGAGGGCGGAGACGAAGCACGGGCTGACGCTCTACTGCAACGGCGAGACGCTCATGGCGCTCGGATATGAGTGGATGGCGGTCGTGCCGATGGACGGCCTGCGGGAGCGGCTGCGCGGGACGCTCGGAGCGCTGGTGGAGATGCTGGGGTATATCCCGGAGAACGACACGGTGCGGATCGTGCGCAACAAGGGCGGCTATCTCGTGCAGCCGGAGCTGCCGGAGACGGTCGGCGAGGAGATCTGCGGCTACGCCGGGGAAACGCACACCGAGGAGATACGCCAGACCGGGCTGCGGATGGGGCTGAACTTCCTGATGCAGAAGAGAAACGGCGAGATCGTCGGCGTGGCGCCGCGCGGGGCAAATCTGGATGTGCGTAGGTATGCGATCACGCCGGGCGGGATCGTCCGGCAGGAGGACGGCGACACCGGCGAGCGGCTTTACCGCCGCGGCTATCGACCGCGCGAGGACACGGACAGCGAGGCGACGCTCCGAAAGTGGCGGCATCTGGAGGTTATGAGCTGGTGCGATTGGGAAGCGCCGGAGGAATAAAAAAGAAGGAGGATAAAAACATAAATTTTAAAAGCGCGCTTGAAGCGATGAAGCACGGGGAGGCGGTGAAGCTGCCGCCGTGGGGCGGCTTCTGGCGGTGGGATGCCGAGAAGCGGACCATTATCATGCACACCAAAGAAGGAAAGGAAATGGACATCCGCGAGACGCAGGTCGTGGAATACACACTGCTGAACGTCCTGTCGGACGAGTGGGTGATTGCCGGGATCGAAAACTGCCAGGCGTTCGGCGGCATAGCGCGATTCTCCTTCAGCGATGCGATAAAGTTCGTCAAGCGCGGGATGGAAGTACGCCGGGCCGGGTGGAACGGACGAGATCAGCACATCGAATTGGCGGTAGACATCCGTTACTACAGCGCCACGGACGCGCAGCCGCGCAATGCGTACCATGAGGACATAGGCAGCAAGGCCATCGTGTTCTGCGGGACGCGGGGAGAGCAGATCGGATGGCTGGCGAGTCAGGCGGACATGCTGGCGGAAGACTGGATGTTCTGCGAATGAGGTGCGAAGAGTGCGTGCATTGGCCGCCGAGCGCTATGGGTAACAAACCCTGCTGTTTTTGCTATACGGACACGCCGATGAACTATTTTCAAAGGAAGGAGGAACAGAAGGACATGGGAAACACGGAATTTACGGAAAAGGCAAAGGAACTCGTGCGGGAGTACACCAATGATCACCTGGACAAAGCGGACGAAGCGCCGGCCTTTGATGTGTTTGTGGTTTGGAACGCATACATTCTCGGGAACGCGAAGGCACTTCTCTCGACGACGCTGCCGGATGGTATGTATTACGAAGTCACATACAACAAGGCGAAGAACGAGATCTATCTGGACGCCTACAAGAAGTTCGAGAACATCTGCTTCGCCGTCTGAAATGCGAAAAAAAGCCCGCCGGGAGACCGGCGGGCGGCGGCGTATGACGGTAGTTAATGAGAGGGATGGCCGTACTCGCGTTCCATGGCGGAGCGGGTGACGACCCATTGCTTGCCGAATTTCTGGACATCGACGCCGACGGTGAGCTTCCGGTATTCCACGGCTTTGCGCAGGGCGCTTTCGCTGAGACCCCATAGGCCGGTGGCGTCGGCGAACGAGAGAAGACCGGAGAACGGGCTTTCGGCGGCGACGCCGTGCTCCCACAGCTCCTCGGCAGAGATGTCGATCTCGTCTGACCACGAAACGCCGTAGCCGCCGGGATCGACGGCGGCGGACGCCCAGAACGCGGGAGACTCCCGCAGCGGGGCGTAGACCTCCATGCGGTCGAGGAGCGGGCGGAAGTCGTAGGATTTCACGGAGCCGTCCGAGAAATTGGCGAGGAGCGTATAGTCCGGAAGCGGCGTGACGGATTTGAGCTTGTGAAACATGAGATACCTCCTTTACGGAAAGCTCCCGGCCTCATTCCAGAGGCGGGAGCACGCGGAACGACTGCGTTTTCCACATGGTGAGAAGCTCCTGCTGGTACGCGGAAGCCCATTCGAGGACGAGCGCGCGAGCCTTTGCGGGGAGGTCGCATTCTTTGAACGTGAGCGTATTGAGATCAAGGACACCGTTCTTTTCCCCATAGAGAACGTGGACGTGCGGGGGATTATGCTCCCCGCCGAGAAGATACATCTTCACGATGATCCCATAAAATCGGGCGATTACCGGCATGATATTGCCTCCTTTCGTTTCTAACTATATTATATCACGATACCGTGACACTTGCAAGAGGAAAAACGAGGAAATTTCCGGTTTGATTTCTGCTGCCGGGGAACGGCGGCGGAAATGAGGGCGGAAAGACTCCCTCCGTCAGCCTTTGACTGACACCTCCCTCGGGGAGGGAGGCAGGAGAAAAGAACGGCGATACCTTATATAATTCGCGTGCGCGTGCGAGAATTTTTGCGGACCTGTTAAAAGGCTATCTTTAGGACGGAGGATAAAAGGAGTGACGGCTTACATGGAGTACAAGATCATTTCGGGACCGGTGACGGAGATCCGCCGCGGCTGGATGCCGACAAAGAGAGGCGGCCAGCGCGTTCGGCGGGGAACAAAGGCGAAAAAGTCGAGTATTGAAAAAATCAAACGCAACGAGACGGACGCCATAAAGAAACTCACCCGAGTGCTCAACTGCAATTTCCGGATGGGGGATCTGTGGCTCACCCTTACTTTTCCGGGGAAGGAAGAAATAAACTGGGAGACCGCTCAAACGGCGTTCGACCGGTTCCTCCGAAAGCTCCGCGAGTCGTATCGGAAGGAACAAGGGGCAAACATCAAGTTCGTTTACTCCCAAGGCCGGAAAGATGAGGACGGAAACGATGCCCGGCCACATTTTCATCTCGTCATGCCGGCGGCGGACTATGAGCTCGTCTGCGCTCTCTGGCCACAGGAGGCGGTGACGTACCGCCGTCTTGACGGACGGAAGGATCATGTCAAGATTGCAGAGTACATGATACGAAACGCCAAGGGCGTACCGGGGAAAAAGAAATACCACACGAGCCGCGGGTTAGAAAAGCCTGTCTATACGGAACCGGTGCCGGTGTACATCAACAGCAAGATCGAACTCCCGAAAGACGCGATCATCTGTGAGCAGCATAAAACACGGGATTACGAGAGCGGGTTTGCCTCGGAGTATGTCCGCTATATTCGACCGGAGAAGGAAAGAAAAGGCAACGGCGCGCGCGTCTCTGCGCGTTCTGTTAAAACAAATGTCAACCGGGGCGACAATCCCTCCGGCGGCGATGCCGCCACCTACCTTTGCACAAGGGAGGCTAAAAAGGAGGCGAAGAATTGAAATTCCGGCCGCTGAAGGGCTGCGGGGCGGTATGGCAGCAGCGCATAGTTCACGCCTTTCTGGAGGCGTACCGGAATCTGCCGCCGCCGGCGCAGGACGAGATCCGGAAAACGATAGAGAGTACAGCGACAGGGCAGGCCGAGGGGCGTGCCCTCATCGCCGTGCTGTTGAAAAACAAATCGCCGGAGACGGTGAGCCGCGAGACGAGCGTGCCGGTGGGCCGGATCTACGAGCTGCGCCGGAATTTCTACGCGGCGTACTGGCCGATGTGAGGAGGGAGAGACATGGCAAGAGATATCACGCCGCGGCAGAAGAAGTTCGTGCAGGAGTATCTCCAAAGCGGAGACGCTACGGACGCCGCCATCGCCGCGGGGTACAGCGCGAAGAGCGCGGCCTCGACGGCCTCGAAGACGCTCAAAATGCCGGGCGTCATTGAGTACCGGCGGGAGCTGGAGAAGAAGCTCTTTGACGAGATGGGCATATCGAAGGCGTGGATCGGGCGGCGGCTGGTGGAGATCGTGGAGCGGTGCACGCAGAAGACGCCGGTGCTCGAATGGAACCCGGAGACACGGCAGAAGGAGCCGAACGGATTCTGGGAATTTGACGCAAACGGCGCGATACGAGCGCTGCATGAGCTTGCAGAGCACATGGACTTTGCCGAGGGCGAGCAGAGCGCCGCCGAGAGCATTGAGGACTGGCTCGCAAGGCAGGAGGGATCGAAGCTGTGAACCCGTGCATAGCTATGGACTACATCGAGAATTGCCTGAAGATCAAGACGAAGAGCGGGACGGTCGTGCCGTTCCGGCTGAACGACGCGCAAAGGAAGCTCTACGCCGTGGCGAAGCGGCAGCAGGACGCCGGAAAGCCCGTCCGGCTCATCATTCTCAAGGCCCGGCAGCTCGGCTTTTCCACGCTGACGGAGGGCCTCATCTTCCACGCTTGCGCGACGCGAAAAAACGTAAACGCGCTGATCGTTGCGCACCGCGAGGACGCGACGGCGAACCTTTTCCGGATGAGCAAGCTGTTCTACGACGAGCTGCCCGCGCCGGTGAAGCCGATGCTGCGCGCCTCGAACGCGCAGGAGCTGGTATTCGAGAACCCGTCGAAGCTCCGCAGCGAGCGGGAGGCAAGGCCGGGGCTGCGCTCCCGGATCCGATGCGCCACGGCGGGCGGGCGCGGCATCGGACGAAGCGACACGCTGCAATGCGTGCATCTTTCGGAGTACGCCTTCTGGCCGGACGGCGCGGACGGGAAAGCCTCCACGCTTGCCGGTATATTACAGGCCGTGCCGAGTCTGCCGGGCACGATGGTCGTCATCGAGAGCACGGCGAACGGCTTTGAGGACTTCAAGGAGCGCTGGGACGCCGCCGTTGCGGGGGAGAACGACTTTGAGCCGGTGTTCTTCGCGTGGTTTGAAAACCCGGACTACTCGATGCCGGTCGTGCCGGGGACGGAATGGACGCCGGAGGAGCGGGATCTCAAGGCCGCCTACCGGCTGACGGACGAGCAGCTGCAATGGCGGCGCTGGTGCATTGCGAACAACTGCGGCGGGAGCCTGGACATGTTCCGGCAGGAGTATCCCGCCTCTCCCGGCGAGGCGTTTCTCCACAGCGGCACGGGCGTATTCGACAACGAGCAGATCGTTCTCCGGCTGGAGCGGCTCACCTCTCCTGCCGGGCGCGGAGAGTTTGCGGACGGCGAGTGGACGGAGAGCGAGACCGGCGCGATCACGCTCTACGAGCTGCCGGAGGAGGGCGTTCCGTATGTGCTCGGCGGTGACACGGCGGGCGAGGGCTCGGACTACTTCACGGCCATCGTCATCGACAACGTGAGCGGGAGGATCGCGGCCAAGCTGCGGCAGAAATATTCCGAGCCGGAATACGTCCGGCAGATCTATGCGCTCGGAAGGTTCTACAACGATGCGCTCGTCGCCATAGAGACGAACTTCTCCACCTACCCAGTGATGAAGCTGCAGGAGATGGAGTATCCGAATCAGTACAGCCGCGAGCGGGAGGACACCTACACGCGGCAGATGAAGAAGAGCTACGGCTTCCGCACCGACCGGCAGAGCCGTCCGCGGGCCATTGCGAATCTGGTGGAGGTGTTCTCCTCGCATCCGGAGTGGTTTACCGACCGGGAGCTGCTCGAGGAAATGTTGACGTTCTGCTACAACGAGGATCACCGGCCGGAGGCGCTCGCCGGGAAGCACGACGACCTTGTGATGGGCGCGGCGATCACCTACGCGGCGCGGCATCAGCAGCGGATGACGGTGCTCACAGAGCCGGAGAAGCCGCGGGAGAAGCTCATCGATCAGATGAAGCGGCAGAAGAGGGCCAAGAGAGTATGGGGATAAACGAAAACAGGACAGGGAGAAAACCTGTCCTGTTTTTGCGTTTGGGTATTGACAATGTACCCCACATTTGATATATTAAACGTGGGGTACATAAATAGGAGGTGACACATGGGAAACCCTAACGCGAAAGGCCGCCCGACCCCTCTGAATCCGAAAGATAAGTTCTTCAAAATGCGTACCGACGAGAAAATGCTTTTGCTTTTGGAGGAAAATAGCCGCATGACCGGCAACACAAAAGCCGACGAAGTGCGAATCGCTATTGAAGAGCGGAACAAGCGGCTGAAAGAAGCAAAATAAAAATTCCCTGCGCTGCTCAGTTTGGCGACAGACAGCACAGGGAATCCGTTACCGACCTTTTGCAAGGAGGGTGTAAATATATTACTATGCCCTCTTTCAAAGGTCAAGGACAATTTGAAGGAGGTTTTTCTATGCCCAAAAGCACAAACCCGGTAAAAGTCATCCGTGAGAAATGCCTTGACTGCTGCTGCGGCAGCATGAAGCAGGTAGAGCTTTGCCCATGCGAGAGCAACTGCCCGCTGTGGCCGTTCCGTTTCGGGAAGAATCCCTTTAGGAAAAAGCCCAAACGGACGGAAGAGCAGATGGCGCGGCTCATGGCTGCAACAAGAAAGAAAAGCGGCGCTATAAACGAGGCGGAGACGAGCGGGACGGGCGGGGTAAGGTAAGTATACTCCCCAACAACGCGAAATCAAATAATCCTCGCTGCGATAGAGAAAAAATACGAAAGACGCGAAACGGGAGGCGGTGATGCGTTCCGTTTCGCGGAAGAAAGGAACAAGGGCATGAATAACGATAGAGAAACGAAGATCGAGGAGATCGTGCGGATGCTGCGGCACATGGACATACGGGCGCTGCGGCGGGTGTATTTCTTCCTGCTGGGGATGATCTGACGGAAAGGAGAGCGGGACATGAAAAGCGATACGGCAACCATCGAGCGGGAAAAGACCATCAAGGAGATCGTTGGGATGCTGGCCAACACGGACGAGGAGGCTCTGCGGTTTATCCGGAGCTTTCTGCGGGCAGCACGGGAGCAGCACAAACGTGATAATAAACGCGGGTAATATTTCACAGAAATTTTTCGACCGGAGCGGGAAACTGCTCCGGTTTTTTATTTTCTGCGGCCGGAACCGCCTGCCGTATCAACGGGTTTGACGATTCGTGAAAAGTTCACAAAAAAGCCGCCGAGCACGGACAGATATTTCGGGTTAGCCTTTAATCAGCAGGAAAAATACATCGCGGCGACGGCAGCACAGTCGCAGAAAGGACCCACATGGAAGAGAACATGGAAGTCGAAACTCCGGAGGAGGGCTCGGAGGGCGGAGTCGTGACCGCAGAGACCGGCGCTGAAGCGGAAAACGCAGGCGAAAAGAAGCAGGAGGCCGCCGAACCTGCCAGACAGAGCCGGGAAGAGAACGCCAGATACCAGGCGGCGCGAAAGGCCGGAGAATCCGCCGGATTCCGCCGCGCCGAGGAGCGCTACCAGAACGCACTTGCCAAGCTTGGGCTGAGCGATCCGGACGGCGGCGGGGCGATCGACTCGCTGGACGTGCTGGAGAGCTATGCCGACAAGGCGCGCACGGCGCGGCTCAAGAAGGCCGCGGCGGAGAGCGGGCGCACCGTGCAGGATCTGGAGGAGGAAGAGGACGCAAAAGAGGTCGTCCGCAAACAGAAGCGCGAGCGGGCCGAGCGGGAGAAGGCAGACGCCGAGGCAGAGCGGCAGAAGGACTGGATCGCCCAGGACGCCGCGGCATTCGTCCGGGAGCATCCGGACGTGGATATCTCCAAGCTCGACGCGAACGCGAAGTTCCGCAGATTCTGCGGCAGTCGGTACGGAAAGGAGCCGCTGAGCGAGCTCTATGCCGACTGGCAGGAGCTTGTGGGAGAGGAAGCCGCCGCGAAGGCGGTGGAGAAGTCCGCCAAGAAAGCCGAACGCTCCACGGGAGCGGGCGGAGGCGGCGTATCTGCTGGGCTGACGGCCGCCCAGCAGCGGGAGCTTGATGAATGGAACCGCGAGTTTCCGCACCTGAAAATGACCGCCAAAGACTTTTTGGAACGCTGAAAGGAGAAGAATCATGTATCCTGTACAGAATGCGGACGGCGGAAGCGTTTTGCAGACCGCCCGCAATTATCCCATCGACGCGGCGACCGTGATCGACGCGGGCGCCGTGGTGAAGCTCTCCGGCGGCAAGGTCGTTCTGGCCGCCGATGCGGAGACCGGAGGCATCCTCGGCATTGCCGCGGAGTTCCACTCCGGCAAGGAGGACGCGCTCAATCTGCGCGCGGACGGGGACGAGATCCTCGTCTGCGATAATCCGGGGCTGATCTTTGAGTGCGCCGCGCCGACGATCAAGGCCGCCTCGGGCAGCGCCACGACCATCGTGCCGGATTCCGGCGAGGTGGACGCGAGCGCCGCGGACGACGCATTCAACAACGCGGTCCTTGTGCTCAAGAGCAAGGCTGCGTCCAGCACGAACACCGACGCGCTCGGCACGCAGATCGTCGTTACCGACTACGACAAGACCGGAACGGTGATGACCAAGGCCAGCGGCGGCGCGCCGGGCGCGGGCGACGTGTACGAGGTCTATCCCGTGATCGGCGCTGCCATCGGCGGCGTTGCGAGTCTCGGCGACAAGCGCCTCGGCATCACGCTCAAGACCGTGGGCGCGACGAAGATCCGCTGCATCGGCCACGACTACGAGCGCGGCACCATCAAGCTCATGGCGATCGGCCATGCGCTGACCTAAAGAAGGAGGAAGAGAAAATGCCTGATATTTTCGGAGGCAACTGGAAGAGCGACAACTACAAGTTTGTCGGCAAGGCGTTCGACTTTGCTTACGCCGACCGCCTCAATAAGCTCTCGCCCATCGTGGGCGAGGTGAATGCCAAGAGCATCGACTACGAGCTGACCGGCTCCGGCGGATACGGCGAGATGGCCGAATACGACGGCAGCAACCTGAACACCGGCAGCATGAAGCGCGGCTTCAAGACCGTGATCACGCCGGTCGAGTACACGCTCTCCATCCCCGTCGGCTACAAGGCGGCGAAGATCGACAAGATGGGCGAGACGAAGAAGGTCGGCTCGAAGCTCGGCGACAGCGCGGCCATGACGGTGTATCTGCACGTGCTGCGCATGTTCGCCAACGCCTGGAACACCGACGGCCGCCACAACGGCGGCGACGGCGTGAGCTGGGCCAACGCCGCGCACCCTGTCGCTTCGCGCGGCTCGCAGGGCCGCCGCTTCGAAGCGGACACGGACGCCGGCACGTACTCCAACATCTCCACGGACGCCTTCTCCGTTTCCGCTATCACCGCGGCGCAGGCGCGCGCCAACCGCTTCGAGACGCCGGACGGGCTGCCGTTCCTGTGCGACTTCGACACCGTTCTCATCTCCCCCGAGCTGGAGGAGAAGGCGAAAAAGATGTTCGGCGAGAACTCCCGCCTGATGCCGATGCAGAATCCGGACGACAACACCAATGCCGCGAACCCCGTGTACGGCATGCGCTACATCGTCATGGGCGGCGGCGCGGACGGCTTCACGGGCAAGCAGTGGGCCGTGTGCGACAGACGGCTGATGAAGGAGATCGTGAACATCGTCTACAACACGCGCCCGACCGTCATGCAGACGCAGCAGGACAACCCGCTGGTGGATCTGTACACCGCGTATGCCGACTTCGGCGTGGGCTGGGGCGACGCAAGACAGATTATTTTTGGTGACCCCGGCTAATGCCGTCAAGCAAACCCTCGACGGGCTTTGCGAACCCCTCCGTCAGCCTCCGGCTGACACCTCCCCTGTTAGGGGAGGCAGGGGGGCGCGGGAGCGTGTGAGGGAGAAAGGAAACGAATATGATGAAGATTGACCGCGTGCTCGCCGTTTCGGCGGGCACGAAGGAGACGAAGGTGGATTGCCATTGCCAGACCGTCGTTGTTTCCAACAACAGCGCGAACGTCGTGTACATCGCGCCGTTTGACCCGAACAAGGCGCTGACAGCCGCGGCGGGCTTCCCCATTCCGGCCAACACGGTGCTGCAGGTGCCGTTCGCCGCCGGAGAGCTGGCGGTCGTAGCCTCGGCGGCATCCACGGACGTGCGCTTCCTGCTGCTGGACTGAAAGGAGAAACGGTATGGACAACTTCTGGAAGGCCATTGTGACAGCGGCAGCCGCGGCGCTGATGGCGTACTTCAAGCAGCTTGTTGTTCCGGTGGCGGTGCTCATCGCGGTGATGATCTGCGATTACGTCACGGGGATGACGGCGGCGTGGATGAACAAGGAGCTTTCGAGCCGCAAGGGAATTCAGGGCGTGATAAAGAAGGTCTTCTACCTGATGATCGTCGCCGTGGGTATGGGAGTTGACTACCTCATCACGATGCTCGGCGGCAAGCTCGGCGTACAGCTCGATGTGAATTTCATTGTAGGTCTGCTGGTGATTGTGTGGCTTATTATTAACGAACTCATCTCCATTCTGGAGAACAGCGGGAAGATCGGTGTGCCTATGCCGGACTTCCTCATGAAGCTGCTGGACCGTCTGAAGCAGACCACCGAGAAAAAGGCGGAGGTCGAGGAAGCTCCGCCGGATAACTGATTATGTGAGGGAAACAGGGCGGGGTGACTCGCCCTGTTTTCGGTAAAAAGGAGGAAACGATATGACGCTCGGAGAAGCGAAAAACAAGGTATACATGCTCCTCGACGAGCACAGCGCGGGCGGAGAGATCGAGCACGACGAGGACATCGAGAAGAAGATGACGGCGTTTTTCGACATGGCGCAGAAGACGCTCGCGCAGATCAAGAAGATCCTCCGGGAGGAGGTCATTGTCCCAACGTTGGGAAAAACCGTATACGCCATGCCGGAGAATTTCTACTCGCTGTACCGGATATGGGCGGACGGGAAGAATGCGACACGGCGCTTCCGGTGGATGGGCGGGAAGATCGTCATTCCGGAGGGGTACGCGGAGGTGACGGTCGAATATTTCGCCATGCCGCAGACGATCCCGACGGATGCGCCGGACAGCTACGAATTTGAGATCGCGCCGGACGCCTGCGAGTGCATGCCGTACTATGTGGCGGCGCAGCAGCTCCTCCCCGATCTCGTGATGGACTACGGGGCGATGCTGCAGATGTACAACTATCAGGTATCACTTCTCAAAACGACGCAGCCGGGCGAGAACCGGCGCATCGCGCAGAGCCTTTTCCGGGGGTAAGCCATGGCGAAGAAAACAGGGGTAAGCATCCGGCAGAGCGTATATAAGACGTTCCGCGGCGCGGACTTTTCCACAGACCCCTCACTCGTGGATTATTCCCGCAGCCCGCTTTGCACGAACATCGTGGCGGACGGCGGCGGGATGCCGCAGAAGCGGCTCGGCTGGCGGAAGCTCTGGCAAAAGGACAAGCCGGTATATGGTTTGTTCGCCGGAAGGTTCGACGGCACGGAAAAGAAGCTCGCGCACATCGGCACGGCGCTCTATGCCTGGGACGACGAGACAGCGCCGACGGAGATACTCACAGGACTGCCGGAGAGGCGCTCACGCGCCGCGTATCTGGCCGGGAAGCTCTGGATAGTAACAGGGGCAGGGTTCTATGTATACGACGGCACAGCGGCGCACAGAGCCTCACAGAATGCCTACGTCCCGACGACCGTTATCACGCGCAGTCCAACAGGCGGCGGGCAGAGCTATGAGAACGTCAATATGCTGACGCCGTACCGGAAGAACGCTTTTCAGACGGACGGCACGGCGACGGACTTTCAGCTTGACGGAGACATCGACGCGACCGGCACGGTGCGCGCATGGGTGTTCGGCGAGGAGACGACGGCGTTCACGCTCGACCGCGAGAAGGGCATCATCAAAATGACCACGGCCCCGGCAAAGCCGACGGCCGGCTCGGAGGACGGGCTGGTGGTGGAGTTCCCGCACACGGTGGCGGGCTACACCGACCGCATCGACAAGTGCACGATCATCACGACCTACGGCATCGGCACGAACGACCGCGCGGTGCTATCCGGGAATGCAGATCTCCCGAACGTGGACTGGACGAGCGGGATGAACGATCCGACGTACTTCCCCGACCTTCTGTACAACGAGGTCGGGAGCGAGGCCACGGCGATACTCGGGTACTGCCGTCTCGGAAGGTCGCTCGGCATCGTGAAGGAGGATAACGGGCAGGACAGCACGATCTATCTGCGCACCGCAGAGCTGCAGGACAGCGAGATCGCGCAGCCGCAGCAGCAGGCCGTGGCGGGCGTCGGCTCCATTGCGCCGGGGAGCTTCGCCTCTCTGCTGGACGATCCGCTGTTCCTATCCCGCAACGGGGTAATGGCCGTAGCGACGAACAGCTACACGAGCGAGAAGATCACGCAGGGCCGCAGCTTCTATGTGAACAACAGGCTCAACGACGAACCGGAGCGGGAAAAGGCCGAGGCGGTGATATGGAACGGCATGTATATGCTTGCTCTCCCGAACGGCCACGTCTACGCGCTGGACGGGCGGCAGAACAAGACCTACCGGAGCGCGGCGCTCGGCGACTATGTATACGAGGGCTACTATTTCGAGAACATCCCCGCCTCCTGCTGGCTCAACCGGAGAGCGGGCGCGGAGGAATCGCTGTACTTCGGCACGGCGGACGGGCGGATCTGCAAGCTAAACACGGACATCGAGGACATGAGCCGCTACAGCGACGACGGCGCGGCCATCTCCGCCGTGTGGGCGACGAAGTACGACGACGACGGCACGCCCGCGGTGCTCAAGACGCTTTTAAAGCGCGGCTGCTGCGTGACGATCAAGCCGTATGCGCGCTCGAGCGCCGAGGTGTACATCCGCGCCGACCGCACCGGCGGGCACGAAAAGAAGGTAGCCGGAAAGCCGATGGACATTCTGGATTTTTCCGACATCGACTTTGAGCGCATCACATTCAACACGGACGAGAGCCCGCAGGAGATCTTTCTCAACCGCAAGGTGAAGAATTACAAGAGATTGCAGATCATCGTCCGGAACCAGGAGCCGAACGAGGGCTTCGGCATATTCCAGATCACAAAGCATTATGTGACGGGCAATTACGCGAAGAGGTGAAGACATGAGCATACAGGAACAGAAGATCACGGACGCCGCCATCGCCGCGAACGGCGTGCAGAGCCGGCCCGACAAGCTGACCGGCACGGCGGCGCAGAACAAGAAGGTATTCGACGCGCTGGTGACGGCGGTGGTGAAAGAGCGCTTCAACGCCCTGCTCGACGAGCTGACCGGCACGACTGCCGCGGCGCAGCTCGGCATCACGACGATCCCCGGCTTTTCGGCGGGGAACGTCCAGACGGCGCTTGAGCAGATCGTACAGGCGATGCAGGACGTGACGCAGGGCAGCGTTACGGACGGGAGCATCACGCTATTAAAGCTCGCCGCGGAGGTGACGGCTGTGGCTCTCGGCGGCGCGGCGGCGAGCCATACGCACGGAGCGGGAGATATAAATTCCGGCGTTCTGGACGCGGCGCGCCTCCCGGTGCTGGACGGCACGAAGCTCGGCACGGGAAGCGTCGGCACGGCGCAGCTCGGCGCGGCGGTGGTGACGACGGAGAAGCTCGCGGCGCTCTCGGTGCTCGCAACGCACATCGCGCAGGGCGCGGTAACGGCGCAGAAGATCGCGCCGGGCGCGGTCACGGCGGAGAAGATCGCCGCGGGTGCTATCATCACGGCGCTGCTCGCGCCGAACGCCGTGACCGCCGAGAAGCTCGCGAACGACATTCCGTATACGAAGTTCGGGCTTTCCGCCGATCAGGTGCGGCACATCTACACCGGGACGAGCGAAACGCCGCCTGCCGGGTGGCAGCCGGGAGACATATACCTACGGTATTCTGTGTGAGGTGAGCGGGATGGCATGGAGCAAAACAGCGCCAGAGCTTCCAAGCGGCAGCGCGTGGGAGCAGACGATCACAAAGACAAACTTTTTTGAGCAGAACTGGTTTGTACTGAGCGGCGAATACTCTATTGCAAGGCTGGAAGGGAAACAGTTTGCCGTCCGTGTTTTGGTGTCCCCAAGCGGCGGTTCTTACGGCAATCATCCGGAGTACGGCAGCTTATATCTCCGCTGCGACATCGGAAGCGTTCGGGGGACAGCTGAAACGCCCGGCAATCTCCCCAAAACGCCAACGTATTGGTATTTCGTTGGAGAAGCTGATGCGGGGACGGAAATCACCGTTGTTTACGGGGCAGCAGACACCTCTTCCAGCCAAAGCAACGGCACGGTCAAGCTGACTGCTCCGGCGCTGCTCGGCGATGTGCTGTATTTGAACGTGAACGGCGCGGCAAAGCAAGTGACGCGCGTTCTGCTGAATGTCAACGGAACGGCAAAAGAAGCCCTTGTCAAGGCCAATCCATAAGGAGGGACATGGAAATGAACGGTATTGACGTTTCCGAGCATCAGGGCGATTTCGATTTCACGCCGTACAAGGATGGCTTTGTCATCATCCGCGGCGGCTACGGCATCCGAAATGTCGACAAATGGGCGGAGCGCAACATTGCCAAATGCGACGCGCTCGGTATCCCGTGGGGCATCTTTTGGTACAGCTATGCGCTGAATGGTCATACGGCCAAATTGGAGGCGGAGCGGTGTCTGCGCTTTCTCAATGGCCGGAAGCCCCGTCTCGGCGTGTGGTTCGATATGGAGGACGCGGACGCCTACAAGGCAAAGAACGGCTTCC